AACCCGCTCTCACGCTAATTGACGAAATCAAAATACGTATAGTCTGGGGCGTTTCTAAACGTCACGTGCTCCCGCGCGCTCAGTTCTTCTGGCCTTTGTTCCGTTACTACCTGGATAACAAGGAAATCTCTCCCCTCCTCTGGGGATACGAAACTATCTTAGGTGGTATGTGCTTAATCAATAGTCACTACTTCCTTATGAGATTTTACTATCAAACCATCGTCATGGTTGACTGGTCCGGTTTCGACCTCCGTGCCCTTCATTCCATTATACGTGACGACATCTTCCCCGCCTGGCGCACTTACTTTGACTTCGACAACGGATACTTTCCCACAAGATATTATCCTGACACATCAACGACCAAATCCGAACACTTACAAACAGTTTGGGATTGGACGAATGAAGCCGTCTTCAAAATGCCATTCAGAATGATGAACGGTGCTACTTTCATCCGCAAATACCGCGGAATTGCATCCGGTTTATTCGAGACCCAATACCTCGATTCATTCTACAACATGATCATGATTCTAACGATTCTTGACAACATGGGTTTTGATATTACTAAAATTTGGATCAAAGTTCAAGGTGATGACAGCCTGACCTTTCTTTCGTTCTACCTCCCACCCGATCAACACGATGCCTTCAAGGCAAGGTTCGCCGCTCTCGCAGCCTACTACTTTGACCATATTGCACGACCAGACAAGACTAAGACGTCGAATTCCTCTTTCGACATCGAAGCTCTTGGCTACACCAACGACAACGGTTATCCGACTCGTGACTGGCGCAAGCTCCTCGCTCAACTAGTTCACCCCCGCAGTCAGAAACCAACACTCGAGCTCCTCAAAGCTAGAGTCTGTGGTATTCAGTACGCCTCCATGTACCGATACCCTGAAGTCACCGCCGTCTGCAAAGCCATCTGGGATGACCTCGACGCTCAAGGCATCACCGCACTCCGTCTCCGGACGCAACGCGATGTTATGCTATTCACTAACCCTGACGAAGAGTTTCAAATCCCAACCGATCACTTCCCCTCTATGAACGAAGTTACTCGCTGGCTCCGCGTTCCCTATGTCCGTACCGAAATGGACAAGTTCGCTTACTTCAACACCTACAATTTTTTTGTAGAGTATTGATTTCACCAACAACTTTAACTTAATCA